TTCAATTGAAAAAAGTAGAACGTAAACCTCGTGCCAAGAAAGCAGTGAGTCCAGAAAAGATCACACGCAAATTTAAATTCCTCCGAGAGTTTGATGAGCTCAAACTCAAATCAGAATCAGTGACCAAACTTGTTGGTGCCACGGAAGCATGGTTGTATGACACCGCCAAACGCAAACTTATTCATGTCATGGCCGACAGCCACATCGGGACCTTCACAGTCAAAGGTAGTGCAATTGCGGGATTTGATACTTTGGCAACTGTGCAAAAAACACTACGCAAACCTGCTGAACAGATCCGAGCAGTTACAGGTGGTGGTAAGCCAGCGGCTCGTAAAGCATTTGCTGAAATCAAAGCCACAGAAACCAAATACAACGGCCGTGGCAACGACAATTTGATCATACTCTGGGCCTGGTAAGTCAATGCAAGATATTCAAGTTACTGATTATCTAACTTGGGAATACAGTCAAGATCCTGATATACAGTACCTACAGTGCCCAGCACCCACTCCTATCCGCAATCACATGCCGCAATGGTTCAAAGATCAAAAGGCTCATAGTGTTGACATTGATTTCGTGGATAATAAACAAACTGTTAGAAACTGTTTGGGATTTAGGGGACTAGCATCTATTGGATATACCATACCGTTGCCAGAAACATTAACTGGTGACGACACTTATTTTAGCCGAGGTCGATTGCATCCTGCAATGATGTATGGCACCCAATTTGCTAGTTGTCCAGGCGGCCCTTGGAAAGAGCCCAACGGAACTGTTGATTACAGTCCTTATGAATATCGTTTTAAACTATTACATTGGCCATGGCGAGCATGTATGGCTCCTGGATGGCGCATGTTGATATTGCCCTATCTATTGGATTGGTCAGATGATTGGACGGAATTTGCTGGCACGGTAGAACCCAATTACGAGATAGAAAACGGCACTGGAATAGGTACAGGACTGAAGTGGACACAACCCATTGATACACAATACAACTACTATAATTTAGAAACAGTAATGGCATTCAAAAGAAATATTCAAGTTTTAAAAGATACTGTGACTTTTTGTGCTGTTCCTTTATACGATCCGGAACTAGCGGCCAAACAACTTTGAGCTAAATACTAGCAATCGGAGTTGCTTACATGGCCTTAGAAAATCAATCCAGTTTAGAAACCTTAAAACAAAGTCTTATCGATTATGTACGCCTACAACTGGGTGATCAAATTATTGATATTGAGCTGGATGCCGAACATTACGAAGCTGCTTATCAACGCACCATAGGAACCTATCGTCAACGGGCGCAAAATGCCTATGAGGAAAGTTACACTTTTTTGGAACTAGTGACCAATGTCAACATCTATGATCTGCCGCAAGAAGTCATAAGTGTACGTCAAATTTTCCGCAGAACATTTGGTGATTCAACTGGCCCCTTTGCTTCAAATTTTGATCCATTCAGTCAGGCCAGCATGAATGTTTATCTTATGAATTTCAACGTGGCCGGCGGATTGGCCACATATGATTTCTACAGTCAGTATGTGGAACTGGCCGGTCGCATGTTTGGTGCCTACATGAATTACACTTACAATCCGGTTACAAAAAAATTACAGCTTATCAGAGACCCCAAAGGTACAGGCGAAGCTGTGTTGATGTGGACCTACAATCTCAAACCTGAATTTAATCTTTTAAGTGATTTCCAAATTAGCCAGTGGATCCGCGACTATATGACAGCCAATTGCAAGTTGATTGTGGGCGAGGCCAGAGAAAAATTTGGAACCATAGCTGGCCCACAAGGCGGTGGCACCCTAAATGGCACAGCCATGAAAGCCGAAGGACAGGCTCAAATGGATGCTCAAATTGAAGCACTCAAGAACTACGTGGATGGCAGTCAACCAATTACTTTTGTTATTGGCTAACACTCCATAGACTTTGTTCTAAAATCATGCTATACTCTTAGCATGAGCTCATTAATGATCGACATAGAAGGTCTGGCCACCGGTCCAGATGCCACCATCTTGACCATAGCTGCCCAGAGCTTTGATCCATTTGGCCAGGGCCATTACGATCGTTGCTACTATGCCAGGATCACACTGGAAAGCCAAGAAAATCGTGCCATAGAACAAGGCACGCTGGATTGGTGGTCGACTCAGAAAGAAGCACAAGCCGAAGCATTTATGGAAGAAGGTCGTGTGGATCTTGACCAAGCACTTGATAGTTTATACAAACTAGCATGGCAACACAAATTTATCTGGGCCAATGGTCCCACCTACGACATGAACATACTTGAACATGCTTACAAAAGTTATGGCAAAAGTTTGCCTTGGCAGTTTTATAATGTGCGCGATGCCAGAACCATTTACAGCCTATGGCCAGAACTGCCCAAGCCGCCAACTAGCCATCATGCGTTAGAAGATTGTCGGCGTCAAATTGACATGTTGCAAGATACACTACGGCACTTGAATGTAAAGGAAATTAGATGATCATTGGCATTGCTGGATTCCAGGGCTCAGGCAAGGACACCATTGCAGACTACTTGCAAAATATTTACGGATTCAAACGAGATAGTTTTGCGGCCACTCTTAAAGATGCTGTGGCCGCTGTATTTGGTTGGGATCGTGAACTGCTAGAAGGCCGCACCAAAGAGTCCAGAGCCTGGCGTGAACAAGTGGATTCTTGGTGGGCCACACGTTTAAATATGCCTAATTTAACTCCTCGTTTGGTTCTACAACAATGGGGAACAGAAGTAGCCCGACGATCATTCCATGACGATACCTGGATCGCCAGTCTGGAAAATAAACTGACCAAGGCACACAACGATATTGTTATCACAGACGTTCGTTTCCCCAACGAAATACTAGCAGTCAGAAATGCAGGTGGCGTTGTAATTCGTGTAATTCGTGGGCCTGATCCAGACTGGTATGAATCGGCTGTAGCTGCAAATCAACAGGTACAATCTGCCATGTCTTATATGCTGGCACAAAATGTACACCGTTCAGAATGGGCCTGGATTGGCACAGAATTTGACGCTGTCATTGACAACAATGCCGACGGACTTGACCCATTATTTGCTCAGATCAAAAATCTGGTTCAAGATCTCCAGGTCGCCAAGTCAAATCTAGTTTTTTAATTTCGACAGCACAATTTTGACAAACTGTTTTTAAGTTTCTTAAACTACTATTGTTGAGATTACTGTCCACATGATATACCATTAGTTGCATAGAATATTTGGCACGAAACCCACAGCGGTCGCAGGTGGGTTTTTTCTTGTAACCAGTACTGGTCCAACGCGGCTCGGGCGCTCGGATTCTACGGCCCTTTTTGATACAAGCATCACACCGACTGCGGTAGTGTGTGATTCCATCACGTGTGTAATTTATAGCACACAATCTTTGATTACAAGCTGTACAATTGGGTCGATTCATGATGTATTTACACCAAAACCTTTGCCAAAGGGACAAGATACGACATTCTTTTTGCCATATACGATAAATATCTTTAATTAATAAAAAAGGAATTAGTTATGGCCTTATTATCCCCAGGTGTACAAGTCAGTGTAATTGACCAAAGCAATTACACACCCGCTGCTGCCAGCTCGACGCCGTTTATTTTATTGGCGACTGCAGAGAACAAAATCTCCGGTGCAGGAACTGGAATAGCTCCAGGAACTCTGGCTGCCAATGCCAACAAGCTGTATTTGATGACCAGCCAGCGAGATTTGTTAAGCACATTTGGTGTACCTTTCTTTTATAACACCACAGCAGGAACTCCAATCAACGGGTACGAACTCAATGAATACGGATTACTAGCCGGTTATTCAGCATTGGGTGTAACTAACATTGCCTACGTAATGCGTGCTGACATTGACTTGGCTGCTCTTACTGCCACATTAAATCGCCCAGTGGGAGCTCCTGCCAATGGAACTTACTGGTTTGATACCGACGGCAGTGTGTTTGGTATCAATGAATGGAATCAAAGCACCTCCGCATTTACCAAAAACACTCCCAGTGTAATTACAGACACAGTGTACTTAGAAAGTTTAAGCACAGTGCCCTTGGCCAGTTATGGAACCATTGGCAACTATGCTGTAGTGGCCACAAACATTTATAACCCTTTATACTACAAGCGCGGTGGACCTACCACAGCTCAAGCACCGGGTTGGTTACAAGATAGCGCCAGTGCCGGCGACCTGTACAACACTTGGGTACTGGTCGGCAGCGACGAATGGAAAACAGCATGGCCTACTGTTCAAGGCACATTGGCTCCAACCAGCTTGACTGCAGGCAATAGTTTTGCCATCAATGATGTGACTATCACAGTGGCCGCAAGCCCCAACAACACAGTGCTGTACACAGCTGGCCTGATCAACGCTGCTCTAAATGCCAGTGGTGTTTATGCTGCCAGCATTGGTGGAAAATTAACCTTGTACGCAGACAGCACAGCTGCCAACGACGGTAGCACAGAAGGCACAGGCGTCATTGCTATCAACAATGTCAGTGGTACACCATTGGCAACATTGGGTATCACCAGCAATCAATATGCAGCTCCTGCTTATTTTACCGGTGCCAATTATCAAGCGCCAAGATGGCGCACCACAGATACACAACCAGAGCCCACTGGCAGTGTGTTCCAACAGACAAATGCTGTGAATCAAGGCATGTTTATTTCAGTCAATCGCTATGACTCGACTCTGGGTGCATTTGTATTACAGGCATGCCCGGTGTACGATCTAGATCTTGATGCCAACAACGCACTGGATCCAGTGGGCGGCGGTTCGGCTATTCCTGCTGGCACTACCTATGCACAGATTGACCCTTACAAGAACTCTACAGGCGGCTTCCAGATTTTAGAACGCCTGGCAGCAGGACCCACTGTGGCCACAAGTGCTGTGGTTGACCCTACATTTATCACTGCATCACAATTCCAGATAGCTGCGTCTGAGCCAGAATCCACAACGGCAACTGCCTATGTCACAGCTACTTTAGACGGCACTGACTCGGCTGCTTTTGAGGCAGCTGTCAGTGCGGCCAATGTGCCAAATGTGTCGGCTTCAGTAAACAGCGCAGGTCAAATAGTGTTTACACATGCTACAGGTGGAGTAATCTTCCTGATAGACGGAGTCAATACTCCACTAGCCGATGCTGGATTCAACGACACAGTGCAATGTGTGCGTCTTCAAGCAGTCACTGGTCCTGGAATAGTAATCAGCAACTGGGTGACTACACCCACCTTTACCTACACTGCTGCGGCCAGCCAGCCCAACATAGACCCAGCCAATGGCACCTACTGGTATTACAGTGATGCAACCACTGTGGATATCATGATACAAAACAATGGCATTTGGAACGGCTATCAAAATGTGACCAATGATGTGCGTGGATACAATTTGAGCTTGACCAACGCTGCTGGTCCTATATTCAGCGCCACAGCACCTACCACACAAACCAATGCAGCAGAAACCGCATTGGTCTATGGCGACTTGTGGATCAACACCGCAGATCTAGAAAACTATCCAGTGATTAGTCGCTGGGAAAGTGTAGACGGAGAAGACCAGTGGGTCACAATCAACAATGCTGATCAGACCACAATCAATGGTGTATTATTTGCTGATGCACGTTGGGCACCTAACGGTACAACCAACCCA